GTTTCTATATTACCTTTATGAATGTGAATTGGATTGTATTCATGTTCTTTCATTTCATTAACCCATATAGAATCTACACTATATTTATATTCTGATATTTTATTTTCTTTTAAATAATGTTTTATACAAAAAACAAAAAAATCTAATATGTCTTTAGTTAAAAAATTATTCTTGCGCATTCTGTCATTATCTGGGCCTGCATAGAAAAGACTGTGTTCATTGTTTATTTTACCAATTAATTGTTTGTTGGCTTTAGGTAAGCTAGCTATTTTTCTTTCGTATATTTCATTAATAGCATTATAAATATTTAAAGGGACTTGATATTTTACTATTAATTGTCCTAAAGATATGTATTCAAATGGCATCTAAATCTACCTCTTTGTATTTTTTTGCTGCAGTTTTAATAGTAATAGGTTCATCGTTTTCTAATACTTCTATTGGAAATTCTTTTAAACCTAATTCTACTCCTGCAAGATATCTATTATTACCATAAACTATTTTATAATTTTCTCCATCTTCAACAGCTAACAATGGATTAATTATAGAACCCGTTTTTTTAATATGATCTCTTACCTTTATAAAGATAGGAGATTTTTTTTGACTATTCGGGTTTTGCTCCAAGTGTTGATTTCTCAGATATAGCTTCTCTCTTTGTACCTTCAAGTTGACCTCTCTCCTTTTTAATTCTTTCTAGGGTATCAAGTTGTCCCATAACATTAAATATTTCTGGCTGACTTGATGCGTTGCCTAAAGTATTTTTTCTATTTAGCATTATCTTATGATAAGATTCTATTTGGTGAGTATTAACATCTTGATTATCAAAAGAACCATCATCAAGTTCTTCTTTAAGTTTTGACCATAATTTTATTTCTCTCATTCGATCTTTGGCAGTCAATTCCATAGAAGCTTTGCCAAATCTTTTTTCATCTAATTGAATCTGTAATAATTCTGTTTTTAGAGGATCTTTTTCTTCTTCTAATTTTTTCTCTAGGCTTTTGATTCTTACATCATTTTTTCTATACTCAAAAGAAAGAGACATTAATTGTTCTAAATAAACATTTTGTTCTCTAACACATTGCCAGTATTTTGCAGCGTGAGTTGGATATTTGTAATCGTTTAAAACTGAAAATCTCATTTCTGTTTCAGTTCTAAATATTTGTTTCTTAGTCCAAGTATCTCTAAGTTCACCTGTTAGCTCTTTAAATTTACTGACATCTGCTGGGTCTAATAAATTATTTAAGCTTGGTGCTTCTTTTTCTATAAGTGCATGTATATTTCTTTTTTCTGTCATATAATTCCTCTTTCAAAACTTAATATATACTTTCTAAAATCAATGTCAATATTAAGATGAAGTAATAGTAACAGTAGCTGGTCCAGGTGCTGTGAACGTTGCCGTTCCGTTTGGACCACCTCTAACGTGATATGCGGGTGATAAAGGAGATGTTGTTCCATTTCCTTGTATGTAACCTCCGCCTGGGTTTGGAATAGTCGCTCCTGAAATATTAGAAAAACATGTTCCATTATAAGCTTCAGTTGCAGTTATCGGTCCAGGTGGTGAACTACCACCATATAATATAGAATCAGTTTGTACTCCTGTCATTCCTGCTTCAGAGTTTCTAGGGTTTACAACATTGTTGGTATTAGCCCAAGAAGTTCCGTCATATTCTTCTGCAAGACCACCTTGTCCTGGTTCTGGAGTTCCAGGAAATCCACTTCCTCCTGCAGCTATTGCAGCCGTTTGTGTTCCTGTTCCACCAGCATTTTTTCTACCAGTGTTCATGTTATTACCATTTGTCCATGATGAACCATTGTATTCTTGTGTTTTAGCAATCGTAGTTTCTCCTGCTCCTTCACCACCACCAAAGTTTAACGCAGCAGTTTCTATTCCAAGAGCTGAGTTTGATCTTTGTGGTGTTGGGTTTGCTGGAATTCCTGTCCAGCCTGAACCTGTCCACTCATTACAAGTTGTTACTGGACCACTTGATCCGTGTCCACATATACCTAAACCTGACGTAGCAAGACCTGTTCCTGCTCCATCTCTACCTCCAAAAGGGTAAGATGGTGCGGATGTCCACGCAGATCCGGTGTATTCTTCTGTTTCGCTTGAATAAGGATTTGGTGCTGGAGATCCGTCTGAACCTTGAAAAATTACAGCTCCATCATAATTTCCAAGACCAGAACCACTGTTATAAGTTCTACTTGTATTTGGTCCAGTGGTCCATGCAGCCGTTTGATTGATAACACCTTTTAATGCTCGTGTAGTTGTGTTGTACCAAATTTCTCCAACAATTGGATTACTTGGATCTGCTGATCTTATTGGTATATTGTTTCCTTTTATTTCTTGATATGTTGCCATAATTTTTTAACTCGTTGTAATTGTTTGTACTGCTGCTCCTGATGTAAATTCTTCTGTAGCGGTAGTGTAAGGAGGAGCTGTTCCACCCGCTATGAATCCTGATGTTGAGTTTATTCCTGAAGATGCTCCGTTAGCTCTACCCGTGCTCATATTTCCTACAGTTGTCCAAGATGTTCCATCCCATGTTACTGTAGTTGTTTTGTCTGCTTGAAGCCAAAAATCAGACGTAGGTCCAAGATTAGATGCTGTACCGCCGTTTCCTCCACCTGCCGGAACTGCTGTCCTAGTGGTCCATGAAGATCCGTTCCAATTTGCGTGAACAGTTGTTGCACTTCCAGGTGGGATATCATATCCTCCTATAAAACTAGCATCATTATAGTCTCCTACAGCGCTCGTATTGTAAGCATGTACTGGAGCCCCGGGAGAAGTTGTCCATGATGAACCGTTCCAAGTATAACCATTTGCTGTTGGATAAGCTTGACATCCAAAAGCATTATCTTTGTCTCCTACAAATTTCATTTGATAAATATTAGTGCCTGCAGCCGTAATAGCTGACCAAGAACTACCATCATAAGTAGCCATAGCTCCAGGAGCGTTTCCATCTCCTCCTCCAGCAATTGATGCTGATTGAGGTCCTGCTGCACCGCCAAGTGAATAACTAAAAGGTAAAGCGGGAGCTCCAGACCAAGCAGTTCCGTTGTAATTGTTAGTTGCTGATATGTATGAAGGGACAGGGCCCGTTCCACCAGCTATTGAAAAACCTGCTGATACAGTTCCGGATCCTGAATTACCATATAGTCCTGTTGGTAAAACACCTCCTGAAGACCAACTACCTGTATCAAATCCTACTACTTTTGCTACACTTGTAGCTGAATTAAACCAAACCTGTCCTTCAGCGCTAGGGCTAGGATCTGATGAAAGGTATTGTACCTGTTGTCCGAATATGTCAAAATAAGTCGCCACTTATATTTACTCCACTAATGTTATGTCTTCTGGTCTACCTGGGTTTGTTGCATCTGTTTTTACCTCTTCAGGTAATGCATCCCAATCAGATTGTGCTTGAGTAACTTCCGCGTCAACGATTGCTTGTGCTTCAGATAGAGTTTTTCTAGCGCCATTTACGCCAGTAATCCATCTATTAGCATGTTGATCGTTAGCAGGTATTCTCCACACGTCTCCAGGAAAACTTCTAGGTTGAAGTTTTCTAGAATCATCTGCAGTGATAAAACCTTTTCCCCAGTTTTCCGCTACACAGTATTGATACGTTGCCATAATTTATCCTCCTTAAGATGTTGTTAAAGTTAACACAGTTGGTGCTCCAGGACCAGTAAATTCTTCTGATGCTGATTGTGATCCGGGTGCGCCTCCTCCGGCTGCTAATGCGCTAGTGCCATCGCCGCCTGATGCACCATAAGTTCTAGCAGTGTTTAAATCTCCTGTGGTAGTCCAAGATGTACCATCATATAATTCTCCGTTAGCTGTAAAACCTGGGTCTTGGTCCCCACCGGCTATGAATGCATTTGTTTGTGGTCCACCTCCAGCAAAGTTTACTCTTGATGTATCATTATAATTACCAGAAGCTGACCATGAAGTTCCGTTCCAATTATATGCTTCAGTGTTTCCTGAAGCACCGACTCCACCTGCTCCAACAAACCATGCTGCTCCTTGAGTTCCGCCACTTTGTCCAGCGTAGTTATTAGGGTTTGTATTAGGTTGTACTGTCCAACAACTGCCATCATAATATTCAACAGCTGTAACGAAAGTCACTGGTGGATTGTAACCACCTCCAGCTAAAGCTGCCGTTTGAGTTCCCGCAGCAATTGGTCCATACCCTCTAGCATTATTCAGTGAACCTGGAGAAGTGCTCCAATTTGTTCCATCGTATTCACTAGTCGTAGTTACCGTTGCGGGTGTTGGGTTTCCTCCAAATAATAAGGCTGCTCCTTGTGTTCCAGCTGATCCCCTAGATGATAAAGTTACATTAACGTTGTTAACAGAAGTCCAATTAGTTCCATCATAGTGTTCTGTTGCATTTGATCTACTTGCAGGTCCTGACAAATAACCCCCAGCTGCTAAACCTGCTGTCTGAGTTCCCACTGTTGCTGTAAACATAGACTGCCTAGCAGTATTTAAAGAATTACCACTTGTCCAAACTCCAGATGTAGTTACTGTGTTTAATTTAAATGCTCCATTACTAGAATCATACCAGATTTCTCCGCTTATACCTGAAGTAGAAGTTCGCGACTGGACAGCCGCCCCTTTAATCGTTCTGTAATCAGTCATTATTTAGTCTGCAACAACCAACCTTGAGTCGCATCTACATAGACCAGTGTGTTCGCCGCTCTTTCTGTAGAAACAACTAAATCTGCTGTCGCCCCCTGTATTTTGTGGCCATTTCTTGCAATGGTTAAATTATTAGTATCGAATGTACCTGCGTAATCTACAAATGAAACAAAGTCTCCAATTGATGCAGAAGTTGGTAAAGTTAAAGTGATTGCGTTTGATGTAGTGTTAAGAAAATAACCCTCTCCTGCTACAGCTGTTTTAGTAGCAGCTGTAATAACAGCTTGCCATGCAGCGCCGCCTGAAATAGTTGAAAAAGATAAATTACCAGAACCATCAGTAATTAATGCTTGATCAGCATCTCCATCGTTGGTTGGTAATGTTAAGGTTACGTTTGAACCTACAGTTGCTGGTGCTTGTAATGCTACGTAGTTTGAACTATCAGCATCAGCTAATCTTAAATCTCCTTGAGCTGCAATTTGAACATTGCTTCCGTCCCAAGTTAAATTAGCAGATCCACCAAATGATCCTGAGTTGTTAAATTGAATTTGTGTATTTGATCCACCAGGAGGTGATGCAAGAGAAATTTCTTTTATTTGTGGATTAGTTCCATCGTTTGCAGTTGCAACGACTAATTTATCACCTTTATCTGTAGCAGTAAAAGTTGTTCCACTATCTGAACCAGATACATATTTGAATTGTACTGTATAGGCTCCAGAAGTTGTGTTTCTTAAAAAATAAAAAGTTTCTACGTCTAAAGGTATTGTTACAATTTGATTTCCTGTAATTGTACCTGTAAACTCAATCATTCTAAATTGAGCAGTCCCTGTAGTATTACCATCAACAACAGTTAAAGCTGTTGTTTGTGCGCCACCTGCAATTGATTTTGCAGAATAGCCACCAATAATTTGTTCTAAAATCTGTAAATTTGTATTAGTCTTGTTACCCCATGTACCAGCATTTTCGCCGGTTGCCATAAGTTCTACGCCAAGAGGTGTATAAGATGATGCCATTGTTAAAATCTCCTAGTTTGTTAGTTTATATTGTTTATTTAGTTTTATGTCAAACATAATTATGCAGGTGTTTTATCTACATAAGTAGCCCCTGTGTAAGGTGTTTTATCTCCATAATATTTAAGTATTAATTTAGCTTGGTTTACACTTGTTGTAGCAGTCAATCCTAGCCCTGCTAAATCTGCATTAGTTTGCTGGACTGTAGTTAACGTGCCTACGCTACTTGTAGCAGATAATCCAGATAAAACAGCACCGGTAATGTTAGAAACAGTTAATGATCCTAAAGATGAAGTAGCAGATAATCCAGTAGGTTGAATTAAAGGAGCAGACGAAACTGTAACTGTTCCAATTGATGTAGACGCACTTAATCCAGTTAAGCCCATTACGCTAGCAGGAGATAAAGTTCCTACTGTTGACGTTGCAGATAGCGCTGGTAATCCAACTATCTGTGCAGCAGCTGTTACTGTTCCTACGGACGATGTAGCAGATAAACCTGATAAAGTAAACGTAGCATCAGATTTAGTTGTTAATGAACCAATTGTTGACGTAGCACTTAATCCAGTTAGACCCATTGTTTGATCTGCAGGATCAAGAGTTCCAACAGTAGATGTCGCTGATAAACCAGGTAAAGTAAATTGTGCAGCTTCAACAGATCCCCAACCATTGATACCCCAAGATAATGTACCCCATCCTGGTTTTGTTACTACACTTTCACTCGGTAAATTTACAGTCGCTGTTGCAGATAAACCTGTTAATGTAACATTGATACCTGACTGACCCCAGTTTTCCGCACCCCATGTATCACTACCCCAACCAGTTTCATTAAAAGTAATTAAGGACCCAACACTTGAAGTTGCAGATAAACCAGTAAGAGTTACAGAAACATCATCTTGGCTACCCCAAGAATTTTGTCCCCATTGTAAAACACCCCATGTATCAGGGTCTACTGTGTTTGCTTGTCCTCCCATTCCTGAGTGACTAGAACAATAATAATAAAGTTGTGGTGCTGAAGCAGCAACAGTTATTTGAACTTGAGTTGAACTATTTACGGTTACACCCGTAGTGTATTCGGTTCCAGAATTATGTGTGCCATCTGATGTTGTAGAAAATCTAAAGGGATGAGCGGAAGGATAATTAAATATATAAGTGTAACCCTCAGCAAGATTTACAGTATCTTGTTGAACACCATCAATAACATATTTATTGCCATAACCGGTGCTGACTACCGTTACTGTGAATGTTCGGATTGCCGACATAAGGACTTACTCCTTATGCTATCTGTACGATCGCGTTGCCTGCAGTTTGTGCTGGAAACTCTATTGTAAAAGTTCCGCTTGTTACAGTTTTGTCTGAACCAAAGTTCACAACACATACAGCTTTATTGCCATTAGTTGAATTATAAATTAAACAACCTCTTGCTGTAAAAGAAGCAGAAGTCCATGACGTGTTTGCAAATTTAACACACGCCGTGTCACCAGATAAAACTGGAGTTGTGCTTGTTAAATTATTTCCGCCACCAGTGTATCCAGACGAAGTAGTGGTTACTTCATACGTGTTTGTTGGATCTGCTGTTGCATCTGTTGGTGCCGTGTAAACAGTTGTTGCTTTACTCAATGTTGCTGAGTTACTTGAATACAAAGCTAATTTGAATTGGTCTGCTCCACCAGTAAAGTTGTGACCCTCTACTAAAATTTCTTGTTTAAAACTATTACATATAGCCGATGTTATTGTCATAATTTTTCTCCCATTACTGAGGCGGTGACTCGATTGGTATTCTTATTGTTCCATCCGTGTAATCGTCTCGTCTTCGTCTTCCAAGTTGCATACTTGCAAACTTAGCTAGCTCTTGTTTATACTTATTCTCATATAATGTCAACATATCACTTGGACCTTTTAAAAAAGAAAAAGCTTCTACTAAACAAGCATATAAAAGGCCTTGTGGAAAATATTGACTAACATAAGTCGTTGTATTACTGCCTGATAAAGCTTGTGGAAGTTTTGTCCAGGAAATAGTAAATTTATAATTAGCATCTGGAGTAGGGGCCACTAAAATAGCACCTGATGTGGTTGAAGTTATCCCCGTAGCTCCACCAAACATAGCATAGTATTTAGGTAGTCCGGTTACATCTTGTCCAGTTTGACCACCAGAATTACCAGTTAATTCTCCTACGTATTCCTGTATGAATGTTTGATCTCTTCTCTCTAACCACTGACCTTGTACTGTATTTGATGTAGTTGAATTAAAAACTTCTACACCTCTTACAAACAAACATTCTGCAGGAACGTTTACAGAATTTTGGTCAACTGCAAATTGAGAATCAGATCTAACTCTGTCAGAATCCATAGGAATATCATATGCAATTCTATATTCTGAATTCATTATAAACCCATCAATAATACCTTGAGTAAAAACATTAGCGTCTACTTCTGTGTAGTCTCTAATTGCTGTTGTTAATGTTGCGTATGTCCATCCTGCCATAATTAAGCCTTATCATTAATCGGTCCAATTGTACATTGAAAACCGCCTCCAGTTTCAGTGCTTGTTGCATTTGATACAAGTGGCACCGTAATAGAATTATATTGTGTTTCGGTTTCTGGTTGAGCCCCTGTTATAACTGTTGTTCCAATTGCAGTTGCTAAATAAGATCCAAAAACTTTTGCTCCACTACTGTGTGTAGTGGCTGTTGTGTTTTGTAAAGTTTCTCCTTTAAAAGGTGCTGCTGTTCCACGTGTACAGCCTGTTAAATTATTACCAGCTTTTCCTGTGTATTGAATTACTTCATTAAAATATTTTCCGTAATTATCTGTGTCAGGAGTTGTGTCAATTTTTTCTATCATAATAAAACCTGAAGTTGGAAACTCAGTTGCATCTGTTAGAGTAATTGTTGTAACTGAATCACTAATGTTTCCATTTAATGTAGTTGTTAATTCTAGAGTAGAAACAGCGACTCCTCCTACAGGATGTTTTACAGATCTAAATCTAACATAAGAAGTTCCATAACTTATTTGATTAAATGGATAAGACACGCTTAAAGTGCCAGAGGCAGCAGTAGTTGTAAAAGGGTTGTTTGGTAAAATATCTTCTACAGGAAATTCAACTCTTGCAGGTTTTGCATGTTGTAAGGCTTGTGCGTCTGCTGCAACCGGTCTTGGTTGTAATTGTGGTTGTTTAGGTTCAAACTCAGATGTATGCACCCAAGCACCTGTCCATTCCTGCACCATTTCATCATATGGAAATGCTGCACCTGATCTATCAGATATTGCAAGTGCTCTTCTACCTTTTGAAAATCTTGCCATTATTTTTTACTTCCTCTAATTGGTCCTAATCTTTTTAATCTATCTTTTTGTAATGCCTCTGCTCTTCGCATGTAGTTTTTCATTCCTCGTGTTATTTTTCTTTGAGGACCAGGTGCTCCTCTAAATCTTTGTCTAATGTCAGGAAGATCATCGTACATTTTAACTTTGTCTTTTTTCATAATCTTAGAGTTATATTTATCGTAAGCTCTCATCATATCTTTTTGATCATCTTTACTTTTACCTTTAGTAATTCTGCCTTTAATAGATTTTAATGTTTTATCTAATTCATCTTTTGCAGGTTTATTTAATCTTTCTAACATTTTTCTGTGTTTTTTATAAACACCTTGAAACCTCATTTCATCTCTTTTATTAAGAGCCTTTAGTTTTGCTTTACCTTTTGCTTTTGATGCTTTTAAAAAAGCTTTTCCAAGTCCTTTAATTGCTGATATTCCCATATTTATATATTTGGATAATAAGTTTTCGGTGTAATATACGTACTCGCCGCTGATCCATCCTCCGCTAATGCTCTTGCTAATTCATCTTCATATATTAATTTACATTCTTGTACTCTTTGTGGTGCAAATTTCATAGCTAAATAATACGCCAATCCTGAAATCATACACGGCACAAATCTATAAGGTGCATCACTTGCATTTGTATAAGCTCCTGCATCTTGAATTCTTTTTACATAATAAACATTTAAAAAATTACTTGCTGCTGTAGCATTTGGTAATGGAAAAATAGTTATAGTAACTTTATCAATAAATCTTTGAACCCAGAATTGTGATGGTGTTCCTTTAGATGTTTTGTTTGCTGTTGCAGAATATGTGTCTCTTGCAACTTTCGTTAAACCAATATCTGATTGATTGGTAGTATTATAATTTTGTCTGTAAGTGCAATTTAAAATATCTGTAATCCCGTAGACATTTGCTGTAGGCACGGTTGTAGCTTGTGGTGGTTCTCCTCCTCCAGGAACATCTGTTGAGTTTCTGTAAAAAGTATAAACACCAGAGCCTTCTGCTGTCGCGTCGATATTGGTTGTAGACCCTTCTACTAAATTTATATTAGTATTTCCTACTTCCCAAAAATGTATTCCTCTATTACCCCATTCTTGAAAAAGAATATTTAATGATCTTCTTGCAGTTTTTATTTGGTGACCTGCAGTTCCAACCAGACCAATTCTTTCGTATGCATCAGCAATTATTTCATCAATAGAAAAATCCTGATCAAAAGAGTAAGACGAGGATGTTGTATTCGCCATTAGTTACTCCTTAAAATGTTCCGACTACGTAACAAAAATCACAATTAGTTAGCGCAACGTAACAACCTTCGTCAGCATAAATACCAACACCTGGTAATTTAAACTCTTGAACTTCATTAGCTGCTGTTCCAAACTTACCATGAAAAATTAATTTTTTTGCTGTAGCGCCAGAACCAATTTCATTATAAATTTTTATTTCAGCATCTGAATTTGAAGCTTGTCCATAAACAGTCATAACCTGAGCTTTAGTAATATTCATTGCAGCACCAGTGCTTGTGTTTAGTTTTTGAAGCTGTCCGCTCGTAGTTAAAACTATACTTTGTCTAACCTTTGAAATAGATGACATATATTTTCTCCTTAAAATTTAAGTGTGGGCCGAAGCCCACACTAAATTATTTATTACTCAGTATCTGAAGAACTTGAGATTCCAAATACTTTTACTTTAATAACTGTATCACTTCCAGGATCTCCTGATAGTGTAACAGTTAAAGTAGCTGGCGCAGCAGTTGCTGCAACAGCAGCTCCTCCAAGAGCTACTAAACCATCTGTACCATTACAAGCAAAATGACCTTTGAAACCTGCTGAGTTTGCTGCAACGTTAATACCATCTAAGTATCCGTCTGTGTCCCCAGTAACTCCTAAATCTGCAATGTTAACTGCGTTAGTAGATGCTGTAGTAACAACAACAACCGCAGAAACAGCTATGAAGTTTGTAGGTAGCGTATCAGTGCTAGTTCCAGTAGTTGCACCATTTGCAACTGTTAGGCTTTTTTCAATTACTTCTAAACCAATATCAGTAATTTTTGCACCTGTAGTAGTGTTAAAGTTTACTATATCAAAACCGTTTTCTGAACGAACCGGTCCTTTAAATGTAGTATTTGCCATAATTATATCCTCCTAGTTTTCCGAACGTAGTCTCTAGGCCGTCGACTATACTCGTCTACGTTCTAATTAATTGTATAGTAATAAAACTATATACTACATTTTAGTAGAGCGCAAGGTAGCCTGTAATGTGAATTGAATTTATTCAACGATGTAGCTTTTTATTAAGTAGCTACAGAAACTTGTGGGGCAGCGTCTTCCACCTTATTTTGCAGATGTGCTTTTCTAGCTTCTGCAAGTTTTATATGGCTAATTACTTCTCTGACTTTTCTGTCAATCTTAACCATATTGAGAGTATATCTACCCTCTTTAAGATGATCCTGCTCCCATTCTAGGTCCAGACCTTTCTTCTTTGTGTAAAGGTCCTGCAGATGTTGTTCCATCTTCTATAACCTCCTCATAGGTTATTCTATTTACTCTTGGATCATTCATTTCTCCAAGATGTTCCCATTTTATATCATTTTGTCCTAGTTTGTCAATGATAGCGTTTTCTATATCTAATGGGCCATCCAAAGATTCTATAATAAAATCTGCGTGTAATTGATAAGCGAATATTTGGACTCTAAATTTTTTCATGTATCTCACCAGTTTGTCTTATAAATGGGGCCGTTTTGAGGCGGCCCCATAAAGTCTTTTAGATTACGCTCCTTCAACGCCGAAGATACCTCTAAAGTCAGACACGCCATAAACGTATCTTTCTCTAGCTTTGTATCTAACGTTACCAGTATCGAAATCACCTTCCATTGAAGTTGTCAATGGAGTTCTTTCAAAGTGTTTCATACCA